ACCTTGCCAAGAGCATCGAGGCTCTCAGCGGTCAACTCACCCTTTTCAGCGTACTCACTCGAGAGGGCATCCATATCGAGACCAGCTTCCCCCACAGCGGACTCAGCGGCCTCTTGTGTATCAGCCGCCTCTTCCTTGGGTTGGGACTTGCCCCTCTCCAACTCTGCGTAGGCTTTAGCCATATCCTCAGGTGTAGAGAACTTCTCTGGGAGCCACTCAGGGCGATCTGGAGTTTCTTCTCCAGCCAGTTGAGGTTCATCAGTCTTGGCTGTTTGAACTGCCTCCTGAGCCTTCTCCTCTTCTTCGAGGGATGGATTAGGGTTCTCTGAGTTGATGGTTACATTGTCAGTCATGGATTAGCCTTGTTCTGGGGATTGAGCCATATCTCTCATGGCCCCTGCGCCCTCTTTTGCGATTGCGGGTATAGCGCCCTTAATCATTTCTGCCTGCTGCTGTTGCTGCATGGCCTGCTGTTGGGCTTGCTGTTCGGCTTGTTTCTGCTCGTCAGACTTCACAAGTCCTCCGAGGTCGATACCGAGTGCTGTCCCGATCCGGGTGATGTAGTCACCGACGTTCATGTGTGACTGTAGGACTTCTGGCCCCAGTGGAGCGAGAGCCTTCAAGAACAGATCATACTTCGATAGATCATGCCCACGACCCAGCGCCTCAAGACCTGTAACGATGGTAGGCTTGGCGACACCCTTAGGTAACGCGGGGAGTTTCTTCTGACGTGTCAGTCGATCGATCACACGCATGACGTATGGCAACTGGTATTCCTGTGAGAGGATCGAGTAGACACCACCTAGTGCATCCTCGAGTTCCCCTGCCATGTAACGTACCTCTTCGGCGGTTACACGTTCACCATTCCGTTGCACCGCTGAGTTCATCAGGAATGCGTAGGCTAGGCGATCGGTGATCGTTGCGATCTGCTGTTGAGCCACCGACATGTCGGCTTGTTTGTTTACCTGCAGGGTCTGTACATCTTCAGGCTGGCCCGACACGGCAGCACCATTCTCGGCTGTCATGACGTCCTTGGCCCGTGTGACACCATTCGGTCGCACGAGGAAGACGAGGCGGGCTGCGGCAGCGGACCCTTCCAAGAGTGCCTTGGAGAGACCTTCTAGGGATATGAGATCACCGAGGTACTCCTCGACGTAACTCCGCCCGTAGTCCTCTCCGTCAACTCTAGTCCACCGAAGTGCTAGGACCGGTGACTTCTCTTTCGGCCATGAGCCTTCCGAGGCAGGTACTAGGACCCCATCGATCTCTTGGTACGATAGGACCTTGTCACCCTCGAGGTAGAACTTGGTGTGCAACTTGATGGTATCTTTCGGGTCCACCTTGGAATGCTCACCCTTTTCTCCCTCAGCCACGAGTTCCTTTAGGTCTTGCGGGAGGGATGCAAAGGACATCTCCTCCTCGATAATAGTCTCCAGCATCTGCCCCATAGGGTCACGCACGGTCACATAGCGTGACAATGGGAATACCCGGGTGCCCCCGTCTTTGGGGAGGTAGAGCAGGACATTACCTGCTACCACCAGATGCTTGAGTGCCTCAAAGTGAGCCGAGCGATCACCGCTGTCCTCTATGGACTGCATGACCGAGCGTTCGTACTTACCGAGGGACTCATCAACCTTCGCTCTCGCACCCTCTTCCTGCGCAAGTTCTGTGGCAGTGAAGTCATCGACCCGCATCGCGAAGAACGGGGAGTTAGGTGGGAAAAGCGAAAGGAGGAGTTTGGACGCGAGGTTGTTTACCCCACGTGCGCCGATCCCCTGATATGGAGTTGGGAAGACTGTGTGCTTTCCAGACCCCTCAAGGGGAATTAGTGTTGGGATTGTTAGCTTCGCGCCTTCACGGGCACGAGTGAGGTAGACCTCACGGTCCGCCGCCAGCATCTCGTATCGCGCTTGGCAGGTTCCTGCATTACTCATGGTCTACCTCTTTTGGTTATACGCCGGTTTTCTTGGGGATACCGCCAAGCATACTTGATTTACCTGCGGCAGTGGTTGGACCACTTTGAATCTTGTAAGCACTGAGTCCCTGACGGCGACGTGCCTTTGCGTCCTTACCTCCAGCCGACTTAGGAGCAGCTTGCTCTAGTACAGGGGGCGGAGCAGGGGGTGGAGGTGGCGGGGGTGGTGGAGGTGGTGGTGTGGGGGCGTTGCACATAGTTATTTATCCTTCGAGGATGTTACGGTTTTGCTCCTCGAATAGGCTACGGATGTGCTTTACTAGAGCAACCCGCCCTGCATTGAACCATATCTCCCGCTCTGGTGTTGTTAGCGCAGGGGATTGGTCAGGGCAGATGCCTTCAAGGTAATCGATGATGTCTTCTGAGACTAGAGGTAAACCTGCCACGCAGTCCTCCTAGGGTTTAACATAAGGTATACATTGGTATTTCCTTCTTCTTGAGGTCCCTAATTAATGAAAAAATGACTGACCCGAAGGTCAGCCAAGTTAAGTCATTGTTTTTATTCACAGGATCGAATTAGTTGTCCTGTGTTCTCGTCGTACTTCAGTTCGCAGGCACCCCCTTCATCTGGTACAGACTCCTCAGACTTGACCGAGAGGACAGAACCAGTAATTGGATTGGGGCGATATGTAGTACAGCCTTTGCAACCTTGTTCCCAAGCTTCCATGTAGACCCTTTTGAAGTCCTCGAAGCTGATGTCTTCCGGGCAGTTGATCGTCTTGGAGATCGAACTATCTACCCAGCGCTGGGCTGCTGCCTGCATACTCACGTGCTGTGACGGACTGAGTGTCTGGGCCGTTACGAAGCTTTCCGGTAGTTCAGTCCCGGGATAGCGTTCCTTCCACTTACGGACTGAATAGTCCTGCACCAGTTCCACTCGGTGACTTCCGTCCTTCTCCAACACCTTACGCTCATACTCGAGGGCAAAGATTGGTTCGATACCGGAAGACACGTTACCCGCGTAGAGACTGATCGTACCCGTAGGTGCAATCGAGGTCATCAGGGCGTTACGGATGCCATGCTTTCGGATACCAGCATGAATGAAGTCTGGCATCTGCTGCATGTTCCAAGTCTTTAGGTACTCCTCAACGTCCAACATTGGGAAACTACCCTTTTCCTCGGCGAGGTCGATCGAGGTCTGGTACGCAGTAACCGCAATACTGTGCATCAGGTCATCTACCCACGCTACAGCCTCAGGTGACCCATACTTAATGCCACCCAGCGCCAACGCAGAGCCAACACCAGTGACCCCTAGACCAATCCGACGCTTAGCCTTGGCTTCCACCTCCTGCTGAGGGTGTGGGAACCGAGAGACGTCAACGACGTTGTCCATCATACGCACGGCTGTACGTACAGTGTCCTCGAGTTTCTTATGGTCGATCTTGAAGTCCCTCGTGAGTAGTGCACATAGGTTGATCGAACCGAGGAGACAGGCACCGTAGGGAGGCAGTGGTTGTTCCCCACAAGGGTTAGTTGCAGCGATGGTCTCACAGTAGTTCAAGTTGTTCATCTTGTTGATGCGATCGATGAACAGAACACCGGGTTCAGCGTAGGCGTAGGTCGCCATCATGATCGTATCCCACAGGTTGCGGGCCTTGACCGTCTTGTAGACCTTACCTTTGAACTTGAGGTTGAAGTCACCGTTCTCACGGACTGCCTTCATGAACTCGTCGGTACACATCACAGACAGGTTGAAGTGACGCAACCGCGCAGTGTCGTGCTTTGCAGCGATGAACTCTTCGATGTCAGGGTGATCGCACCGCATAGTAGCCATCATAGCACCCCGACGTGCACCTGCAGACATGATAGTCTTGCACATCGAGTCCCACACATCCATGAACGTGAGTGGACCTGAGGCATCTGCGGCAACACCTTTGACCTCGGCCCCTTTAGGACGGATTGTCGAGAAGTCGTAGCCGATACCACCACCTTGCTGCATGGTCTGCGCGGCCTCTTTGAGCATCTGAAAGATACCCCCGAGGTCGTCTGGGATGGTTCCCATGACAAAGCAGTTGAAGAGGGTTACGTTTCGAGATGTCCCTGCACCGGCTGTGATACGTCCAGCGGGGATGAACTTGAAGTCGGATAGGGCTTGGTAGAACTCATGAGCGTGTTCCTCGCGTACCTGAGAGGCCTCAGCGGAAGCTAGTGACTCCGCAATACGTGACCATGTGTCGTACACTGTCTTATCGATAGGTGTACCGTCGAACTCCTTCATACGGTACTTAGCGTCCCAGATTTGTTCCGCGATTGGTGTTCTGAATTTACTGTCCATTAAATTTCCTTAGGATATCGTAAGCACTGCTCACTTTGTATTCACTCATCTGTCATTTCGCACAGGCCCATAAGCCAGTTAGCTGGTGTGTAGTCAGTCATCGGTAGCCCCCATTCCTGCTAGGGCTGCGCGGGCTTCTTTGCCCTCGTACCCAGATGTGTTGTAATACTGCAAAGCCTCCACCAGTGCCTTCACCTTCTCATTGGCAAACGCCTGTTCGTCGGTCGCGGGTGCGCGGGTGTTCCATGAATCAATGGCCTCCGCAACACACACATCTATTGTTTTGTTGTTCAAAGGGACGCCTTGGTCGGTGTCCATTTTTGTTTCGCTTCGAGGCCCCATCACGCCGCAGGTACATTTCACACGCTTAGAATATAAGTCCCATATCACGATCCGTTTTCCAGAACACCAAGGGTTAGGGCAGGGCTTTAGTGCTTCACTCATTTGCTATCCCTTTCCTTGTTAGCATCCAAGCGTTGAAGTCTGCTTGGTTCATGTAGTCCTCAAGAACTCTCTCAATCGCTACAAGGATCGTGTCGTCTAGATCAATACCATCTCCGTGCGTATCAGGATCAGAGCAAAGTTGGTAGTGGTTCATAAGGGAAACTACAACCATCTCGTCTTGGTAGTCATCTGATAGACTGCGTAGCATACGCTCATGGCGGGCTGCTACAGTACCTGCTGCGTCTCGTGTTGTGTTGTAGTCAGTCATCAGTTATTCTCCTTTTGCTATTTCAATAAGCAAGGCATTTACGTTGCAGGGTTAGCTACCCCCATAGTAATCAATCACTCTATCAAGGGCTAATATGTCTAGGAAAATCGTTTGCCAGTCCTCCATCTCAACGTCTGTCAAATGATCTATACTACGATTGGCGTCTAGTTGCTCACGCAGCTCAATACAGGTCTCGCGGGAGCTAATAAGAGCGGCTAGCACATCTTCTGCATTCATCACAACAAATCCTTATCTAGTTCTGCAAGTACAATAATGAACTTCTCTTGTAGTAATGCATTTTGCACACCGCGAGTAACTTCGTTCCATGAGATATGGCCCATCTGCTGGGGGCCATCTGGGGTGTCATTGATTAGCCAGATACCTAACTCATCCGTATCTAGTGTAATT